TGCTCCACCCGTGTTATATTCTCTATATGTACCCGGTGTAAATGAAACAACTCTTTCATAAGTTTCTAATTGTGTAATACCTCCTCCACAATCTACTAATTGTAGTGTTGCATATCCACTATCCGATTGTCCACTATAAATTGTTACTGTTTGTGTTCTATATGAATAATCACAATTATTTCTAATTAAAAGTTCAACTTCAATATCTTCAGTTGCGGAAATTGCCCCTCCCGCAACGTCAACATATTCTGCAAAAACACTTTGATTAGGAATAACCGTAATTTTTACAGAGTTACCCGTATTTGTTGGTGTTGTAACCGTTACTAATTGAAAATATGAATTTAATTGTGTCTCAACAAATGAAGAATTAAATTCAGTATACATTTGATTAAATGTGTCTGTTGATACATCAGTTCCAAGTAACGGATAAATTCCAGCAATAAATCTTTTTTCAGATGTTAAATTAGGATTTGAATATGTGTGTAATAATGTAAGTTGGTTTTCTGTAATTCCTGTTGACCCACTTTCTTTTGCCGCTTCTCCACTAAATATATCGGGTAAAAATGTTGATCCAGTTGTTGTACTAGTATTTAAATAACTTGGTGTTTGACCAGATATATAAACTAAATAAATGTATCCGTCATATGGTACTACTTTGGTTTTTATTTCGGCACTTCTATTATATAGACTAACATTACTTGCACCAGAACTTTGTGTTACGCCGTCAGCATCGGTTGAACATTCTTCACAATCCGGATACGTTGTAAGAGGTAATACCGTTTGACCGCCTTCCATCATTCTCATAGCAAATCTTCTCAACCCAACACCTAAATTCATTAAAAAATGGTCTCCTAAAAATTTAAATCCCATGGCTGCACCACCTACATCCCACATAACACTACCAATTGTTTCATATACCCATATTTGTACAATTGTAAAAACATATTGTATGAATAATAAAACTTCAGATATTATTAATCCAAATTTCATTCTATTTCTAAATGCAAAATTTGTTGGGAAATAATTTGCTTTACCTGTACAATCATCTTCTGTATTTGGTCTAATTTCTTTTATACCTAAAAACGCATCTCTTCTAGAAAGACCTAAAAAACTTTCGGCTCCCGAAACTTCATAATGTGATCCTTGAAATGATGATACCGTATAAACTTTACCAAATATAAATTTATAAAAAACATCTTCGGGAATACCATTATTGCTTGTACCCAACATTTTTGCTATCTTATCATTTTGATAAGTTGTTGACATCTGTGATAATGTAACACCAGCGGGTGGAACAATATTTATATAATCTTCAAATACGTCTGAAAATTGATATGTAGTTAATAAATCTTCATTATATTCACCAAGGTCATTTTGACCATACGTATTTGAATTATATTCTCTAATTTGTGGAACTAAATAATTTGCGGTTCCTGTCTTTTCATTACTACCTGTTAGTGAAAATTTAAATCTTGCGGTTGCAGTTGTTGGTATTCCTTTATTTGTGTCATTTGTAATTTCCTGTTCGCCAAATTCATTTGTATAAACATATTCTAAATTCATCGGTAAGACAACCATTGCCACACCATCCTCATCAATTGTTTCGGACGGATAAAAATATTCTAATTCAGGATATAATGTTGTTCCGTTAGAACCATATACTTTTTTTCCTGTATGTCTAACTGCTGATATTTTACCTTCCGTTGTTTGTAGGTTACATTTATAACCTGTTTTCATTCTAATTACTCCACTTCTTTTTACGGCATCACCATTGTCATCTGTAATAGTAGATGTTAAAATTAAAGAAATGGGTTCAATTTTAATACCACTTTGTGATATGTCATAATCTACCCTTGTTAATCCTATTTCACATAAATCAAGATTTCCCCAAAATGGAAAAACTTCAATTGTTCTATCATACTTAATAATTTGTGGTAACCCATCTAAATCTGTACTTGATTTAAATCTATAATATCTTTCAAATTTCTCAATTCCCTCACCTCTTTTTATGAAGTCATATGGTCTTAAAGAAAAACAACCAATGTCAGATAAATCTAAATCAACGTGTAATACTTGTTTACCTACAGGAACTCCCCAAATCATAAAGTCGCCAGATGAATTTGTTTTTACCGTATATCTGTAATAATTTTCATATACCTCTAAAACCTCTTCTCTTGTTAGAATATCCGATTGGTCAGGAAATGTTCCAGTTGGTGCATGTCCACCATGTTGTTGTCTTGCAGGTAAAAGATTATATCTGTAATTGTTTCCGTCTCTATCAGATGGTTCTTGATATGGATATAATTTTGAAATAACGGGGTCATCGGCGTGTATTTCGTTTTGTTGAACGAATACCGAAACCCTTGCATTTGGGATACCGAAACCATCATTCGCAGTAATTCTACCGCAAACAACCCCATAATCCGCACATAAAGACGTATAAATGTCTTTTTGTGAAAATTTTAAGGATAAAATTTCAAGTTGGTCATAATCTTGATTTAACTCGACTGTGACTTTCTGATCTTTACCAATATCGGTTGAAATTCTATGTTTTTGCATCATTCTTTAAATAAATAGAAAGTATGTGATTTTCTACTATTATAACGAAAAAACAATTTAGTATGTAGTCGTTCCTAAAGCTTTTGTTCTCACTCTAATATCACTATTTGGGAACCTTATTTGAAATATTTGATTTGACTGCATAAACACGGTCATATCAATTTGTTGAATTTCTTTTGTTGGAATATCTTTATATACTTGTGAAACCTCAGAAGATGAGTAATTTCCTCCAATTTTATTGAATACTCTAACATCTGTTACGTTAACTACTCCACCTATTGCTCCTATTTCTCTCATTAAATCCCCCACAAATAATGGGTCACCCATTTTACGTTTTTCAATTGCAAAGAAAGACGTTGCAGTTTGAATTGTTTGTTTGATAACATCTGTTGGGTTTTCATTTTTATCAATCATTAAATCAATATCCAATCCCAAATCAATAACTTGACCATTTGCAATTTCAATGTAATCATTTATCATTCTATATTCAGAAAGATAGTTTAATATATTGTTTTTCAATGTGTTAGAAATAACATCAGTCAAATTACCCCTTTCATCATATGACAATAATTTAACTCTAACTTTATTATCTTCTTCCATTACATTAACCTTAGCAGGTGCACCATATGTGGATGGCATCGTTTCAATTAATGATTTATAATCATTTAAAGTTACTGCCCTATTTTGTGCCGCAAAGTTATATGAAACCATGTTTCTTATTTCTTCAATCGTTGGTTGGTCTGCACCACCGACTGCCGCGGTTACATTCGTTACTCTTAGTGATTGCTCAACTTGTGAATTAATTGACGAATTAGGACCGTTTATACTAAAATCAACAGTATCTACACTTGATATGATATTAACCCCTAAATTCGAATCTTTACCACCACCAATACGATATTTCACGAACAATGTAGTGTTTGCTTTAGGTATTGAACCTAAAGACATATTATTTAAATAACTTGCTAAATTTACCTTTAAGTTTCCTGTTAAATAATTGTCTAAATTATCTAATGGGTCAACATTTCCTGAACCAAATGTTAATGAAAAATAACTTTCAGGTGTATATTCTGTATAAAATTTATTATTAACCTTTAAATAAGTTCCCGCCTTAAAATTTTCTTTATCTGATACTGCAGTTGGGTCGGCAATAAAAACTTTATCTTGAATTAAAGATTTAACCTCATACCATTTATTAGTTGACATGTTGAATTCCGAAGACGTTGGGTTTGTTCCAAAAGAAGTTCCCTCTTTATGAACCACACCGGTAACTCCTAAAACATTTTGTTCAGGTAAATAAAGTTTTAAAAATGGTTTTTGGTCTAATTCACTTATAACTCTTCTATATATTCTTGTAACTCCGTTTACTACTGGTTCTCTTTTAGTGATTGTATATGAAACCAAAGTATTGTTACCATCAAAATTAGGTATTTTCAATCTATTTGGTTCTCCCTTATCGTTAAATGGACTTGAGAAGTCAATATCATTTATTGTTTCAAAAATTTGACCTCCACCTGACACTTGTGCACCTATTCTTAATAATCCCAAATATCTTTCATCTTCTTTATCTCCTCTTACAGGTACATTTATTGAGAAATCACATAATGCCACCGATGGTCTTGTCCCCGGTATCTTAATACCATATGTTTTCGCAATATGAAATAACGATTGTCTTTGTTGTGCAAAGTCCAACATTGTTTCTTGCCAAACTCTATCAATATGGAAATG